TGCATTAGACAAAGCCATAAACCTGTCTTGTTGGGCTTTGGCTTCAGGGCTTAGTGTGTATCCTGCGCTTGTCAATTGACCTGTAACTGGATCGACTTGGAATTGTGAAGTACCAAAGCGAGTAGTCATGCCAACTGGCCTGAAAGCGGCAGCTTGTTTAGCAGCAGCAGTTTCAGCATCAATACGGGCTTGCGCTCTTTGAGCCGCTTCCCTAGATTCTTGCATCTGAAGCAGATTACCTGCTGTTCCTAGCCCACCAGATAACAGGTTGCCTAGATTTAAGCCTGTTGTGCCACCTCTATTTAACAAAGAGTTGATAAGACCAGTACCTATGGTTGTTCCGATATTCGTACCCACACCTGTACCAATTCCTGTTCCAACTCCAGTACCTACGCCAGTTCCAACTCCTGTACCCACTCCTGTACCGACACCTGTACCAGTTCCTACGCCCGTTCCTACGCCAGTACCTGCACCAGTTCCTGTTGCTGTTCCAACACCAGTTGCTGTACCACCAGCGAGTAATCCACCAGTTAAAGTACCAGCCGCTAAACCACCAAGTTGTTCAGCAAGCGTCAATCCACCCAAAGTTCCACCAGCACCGCCAAGAGACATATCTAACTGAGTCAACTCAGATAGTGTCAATCCTGTATTGCCGATAGTTCCTGCCGCACTAACACCACTACCACCTGTTAGATTTGTCAAAGTGCTAGTTAAAGCACCTGTAGACAAGGCATTGGCAAGAGATGTAGCACCCGCAGTACCACCCGCACCACCAAGAGCTAAGTCTAGTTGAGCAAGTTCAGCCATTGTTAGGCCAGTAGAGCCAACAGTTCCTGCTGCACCTGTAGCCGCACCACCGCCAAATAAAGAGCCACCCAATAAACCTTGAGCCAAAGCAGTACCACCTGCCGCTAAAAGAATAGGGCCAAGGTTTGTAATCAAGTCTTGTGTAGAAGTGGTAATTTTTTCTTCACCACGATATTCAAGATTTGGGCCATATAGTTGAATCATGCCTGGTCGTGATGGATCAACTCGGCTATAACTTAATTGACCAGATTCATCTTGATAAGCATTAAATCCACCAGGAAGATTCCGCAAATCAGTATATGTTTCACCTGAATATTCATTGGCTACTCTCTGTGTTTGAGTTCCATATTGAGAAACATTCTCAGCAAGAGCAGACGCCACTTGTGATGGAGAAACACCAGCCGCTTGCATTGTTTGGTTAATCAATGTAGCGTCAGCATTGGGGTTAGCGTTAAACCATCCAAGAATGTCAGCATTGCTTACAGCAGGTGTAGCAACCGCTTGTTGAACAGGAGGAGGAGGTGCTACTGGTTTTGGAGTTGTTGCTTGTGGTACTGGAGGAGGAGGCGCACCAGTAGCCGATTGATATTGAGCAGCACTAACACCCGCTTCTGCCATTGTCTGATTGATAAGAGCCGCATCAGCACCAGGGTTGGCATTCAACCACCCCAGAATATCTGCATTAGTAACTGCCATGATGTTTACTCCGCTTCTTTAGGAACTTGCGCTTCAGCCTGTTCTTTAATCTTTACGATAAGAGGCCAAACTCCGCTAGACGATGGGAGGTTTCCCAAGGTCTGCAAAACAAAGTTGATTTCGTTAATGTCTAACTCTAGCTTCATGCTGATGCTGCCTGTAGTGATGCAAGGTCTTCTGTTGTCCAATGATATTGTTTCATTTTTCTCATCCTATTTACAAGTGTTGTGTAAGGTAATTTCAGAAATTCAGCCATATCTTTTATACAACCAAACTCTTGTCCATTAAAAGAAACTTTAACTGCTTTTGGATTTAATCCTCTTGGCAATGAACTTTTAATCCGTCTTTCAAGGCTTAACTTTCTTCCAGTTAATGCTTTTGATATTTTATCGCCAACGCCTAATTTTTTTGCGCTATTGTTTTCACCTAACTGTCTCTCTCTAACAATATGCTTATATGTTTCCATTGTACGAGTCATTGTTTTACTAAACTTTATTCTTGCCTCGTCAGTATGCTGATAACCAGAAGTACCTTCTCCACCATTTGTAATATTGGTAAGAGTTAATCCTTGTAGTTTAAGTTTTGCAATCAATTCTTCTTCAGCCAAAAAAGCAAGTTCCTCATCAATTTTGTCAACAACAATGCGAACATCAAAACCACCAGCCTTTAAAACAACTCGCTTCCAATGCTGATTCCTACGTCTTTCCTCAAAACACCTACGCCCCTTACCTTTGCCAACATAAAAGACGGCATTGGTATCGAGTCGGATGTGTTCGTAAACGTAGAACATTATTTTTAAGCGTTAATAGCGGAATGGAAAGGAGTCAAATCCTCATTTGTCCAAAACGTCTTTGAAACCATAATTATTAGATGTTCTTTATTGCGTGACAGACAATCTGCCCAATCTGCATCAGACATTCCTTCTGGTTTACCTGCGTTAATCAGGTTAACCGAGTCCATAGCAGCAGAGTAGTGCTGTGCAATTTGTTCTGGTGTTAGTGTTTCGTTAATCATTTTAATTTCCTTCAAGTTGTTTAATACGGGCTTCTAATTCTTTAACAGCATTGACTAAGTACCAAGTCAAGTTGTCGGTGTCCACAGACAGAACGCCAGTAGATTCTTGTTTCACGCATTCAGGCAGAACGGCTTGCAGTTCTTGGGCTATGACACCTAGTTGAACGCCAGTTTTTGCAATGGCGCAATGTGTTGACAATTCTGTAATTTCTTCTTCAATACGATACTCAAAGTTGCGAACACGAATTGAATTGATTTTGTTCAAACCATCATTGTTGTCAGCAATGTTTTTCTTTAGGCGTTGGTCGGAAGTAGTTGACCAAGACGAGGAGTTGTTGCCTTGATAAACACCGCCACCATTGGGACTAATAAATCCTGTATTTGAACCTTTACCTGTGAAGTTGTAACCAGAAGCAATAACAAGTTCAGAACCGTTTGTGATAGATGAAGCACGAACTGCGTTGCCAATCAATACATTATTATCGCCAGTTGTTGATGTACTGCCAGCTTCGTTGCCAAGGTAAATATTTCCTGTTCCAGTTGTTTTTGACAATCCTGCGCTTTGACCAATAAATGTATTTGAAGCATCAGTGCAAGAGTATCCAGCCTGATAACCAAAAGCAGTATTAGAACCTCCTGTAATACTTGTGTAAAGGGCCTGATAACCTACGGCTGTGTTGCTATTTGCTGTGGTGTTGTTAAGAAGAGCCGATGCTCCTAATGCCGTGTTGTTTGAGCCTGTAGTGTTGTAATACAAAGCAGAATCACCATATCCATGATTATTTGCTCCTGTTGTATTTGTAAATAAAGCATAGTTACCAAATGCTTGATTTCTTGCACCTGTAGTATTGTTTTGCAATGCTGTATACCCAACGGCAGCAGTATTGGCTACGGCAGTTGAATAAGCAGCTTTAAAACCTACAGCTAAAATTCCAGAATTAACAGTTGTTGAATAAGCTGCTTGATAACCTATTGCAGTGTTTTCAGATGCCGTGGTATTACCATACCCCGCCTGATAACCTACAGCAGTATTGCTAGATGCTGTGGTGTTGGAGAAAAGTGCCTGCATCCCCACTGCAACATTGTTTGCGCCTATTGTATTGCTATTTGTGGCTTGATAACCTACGGCAGTGTTTTGAGATGCTGTGGTGTTGGCTTGAAGTGCCGCAACGCCTAGTGCCGTGTTGTACGAGCCTGTTGTATTGTTACCAAGTGCCGCAGATGCTGTTTGAGCACCGCCAAATGCCGCATTAGAAATGCCTGTTGTGTTTGCATATAGCGTTCCATACCCAAATGCACTGTTATAACTACCCGTGTTATTGGTTAAACTTAATCCGCCAAATGAACTATTGCTACCACCAGTGCCACTATTTGCCAAAGCACTAGCACCCACCGCAGTATTGGTAGACACAGCACCCGCACCACGACCAACAGTCAACAAGTTAATTGTTCCTGTTGTTGTCAGGGTTGTAAACGCACCAGTAGAAGCCGTAGTAGCACCCACAGTACCATTGATATTGATAGAAGCCGTACCAGTAAGGTTAGTTACAGTACCGCTAGAGGGTGTACCAAGAACACCACCATTGATGACAGGCGCACCAGATGAGCCTGTATTGACCGCTAGAGCCGTTGCAATGCCAGTTCCTAGACCTGATACACCTGTAGCGATAGGAAGACCTGTAGCGTTTGTTAAGGTTGCGCTAGTAGGCGTTCCAAGGATAGGTGTAACTAAAGTAGGAGAGGTAGCAAATACTGCTGACCCTGTTCCTGTCTCATCTGTTAAAGCACCCAAAAGGTTAGCAGAACTAAATGAACCCAAAGATGTTGCATTGCCAACAGAAGTGACTGCACCTGTTAAGTTAGCGTTAGTAGTGACGTTACCCGCAGTCAGACCAGAGGCAGTGCCTGTGATGTTCGTGCCTATCAAAGCAGATGGAGTGCCTAGAGCAGGAGTTACCAATGTAGGCGAGGTAGCGAAAACCAAAGAACCTGTACCAGTTTCATCTGTTACAGCAGAGATTAGATTTGCACTTGAAGGAGTAGCTAGGAAAGTCGCCACACCCGTTCCAAGACCTGAAACGCCTGTACTGATAGGCAAGCCAGTAGCATTGGTTAAAACACCACTAGCGGGTGTTCCAAGGGCAGGAGTTACCAAAGTGGGGCTATTGGCAAACACCAAAGCACCTGATCCTGTTTCATCTGTAACGGCAGAAGCCAAATTAGCAGATGATGGTGTACCCAAGAATGTAGCTACACCAGTACCAAAGGATGTAATACCTGTACCGCCATTAGCCACGGGCAAAGTGCCTGTCACACCAGTAGTTAGAGGCAGACCAGTTAAGTTTGTCGCCACACCAGAAGCAGGTGTTCCCAATGCGGGAGTCACCAATGTTGGCGAGTTTGACAACACTACATTGCCTGTGCCAGTAGAAGAAGTTACACCAGTACCACCATTAGCAACAGGTAGAGTTCCAGTAATGTCAGCAGTAGAAAGGCTTACTGCATCCCATGTAGCATTAGTGCCATCAGTCTGAAGATACTTGTTTGCATTGCTTGTTTGGCTAGGCAATAGGTTGTTCAAAGCCGCAGTAGCCGTAGAAGCACCTGTACCGCCATCAGCAACCGCTAAATCTGTGATACCAGTAATTGAGCCACCAGTAATGTTGGCAGCAGAGTTATCTGTCTTTGTTGCAACTGCAGTCTGAATATTGTTAAATTCAGTGTCAATCTCTGTACCTTTAACAATCTTTAAAGGATTGCCAGGTGATAGATTGTCTTTTGATGCAAAGTTAGTAGTTTTGGTGTAATTTGACATGATTTACCCTATTTTGCCATCTTTGGCTTGAATTTCAATCTTTTGAAGAGACAATGAAACATTGTTAATCGTTGTTTCATAACCAGTTTGAACAATCTTTCCCGCACCAGAAGCATTTGCTGTTAGCGTCCTAATTGGCACACCACTTGTGTATTCAGCAATGTTGTACTCAGCAGTCCCATACTCATAACTGGATGTTGTAGGGATATAGACGTTCTCTGCTCGATAAGAACCAGAGTAATCAAAACCCCAATTGATCGTTAGAAACTGATTTGATCCACCAATCACAATGGCAGTTACAGACTTCAGAATAGAAATCATGTTGGGATTACCCAAGTCAGCATTGTTGGTGTAGTACGCAAATCGATAGGTATTGGCATCATCAAGATAAGTTCCATACTTACCAATGTAGCCATTCTTGCCAATGTACAAGTCACCATTACGCAAAGAACGCAAGGCAGTAGGATTAATTGAGTCCCATTTGGTTACACGGGAAGCCCCATCTTGCAAAGATTGCTTGGTATCAAAACAGTAAACTTGGAATGTTGTTGGTAAAACAAGCAAATAAAAGGCTTCTTTTTCTGAATAAACAGACTTCAAATTAGCCAATGTCTCGCTTGACAATGCTGAATTCAGGTCAAAACGAACATTTTTAGATAAATCTCTCAAAGGTGCAGACTTCTCTTGAATAGTCCTCATCAATGAACGAACACCTGAGTCTGACAAGAAAACAACGTCAGAGCCAATGCTTTGAATGGTATCTCTTGCGATACACCCAATAGAACCTACTGTGTCGCTCAAAACAAGAGATGCGGGTGTTGAAGCACCAGAATAGACAAGAATCTGTCGTTTACCAAAGATAAATAAGAAATCGTTGTGCGCTGCCAAGCCCATCACTTCATCAGCACCATTAGGCCATACACGGGATACATCTAATGAGCCAGAAGTACCGCCACCCCATACATGACCTGCAATTAGATCAGAGAAGGTAACTGTTACTTTGTCAGTTGACGTATTAGCTACCCACAAACGACCAAATGCTGAAATAGCAATGTTTGCTTGAGGAACAGTAGCAACATAGCCTGACTTCTCTGAAACTCTGCGATAAGTAGTTGTACTTACTGCGGGGTCATAAATCAGAGGATCGTGACCTGTTTGAAAGAAGTAAGCAATCCCGTTTAAGGATGCAGTTTGCCAGTTATTTGCAGTGATAGTAGGAGCAGAACCACCACCACCATAGGTTAACTCAGTCACCGCATTAGCAGTACCAAGCTTAAATATCTTGTTGTTGCCAGCGAATAGAACTGTAAGAGTGCCATCGTTCTGCACTAACTCATGGATCACACCAACATCGTTAGCACCCAAAGCACCAGAGGAAGCATTAACCCTTGACCAACCTTTTCTAGCACCAATACGACCATACTGATCCAAGATGCAGTTAGTCGCAACCAAAGCAAAGCCAGAGCCTAAATCAAGGGGCGAATCTTCAGTATTCAGGCCATAAAAGCCTGGTGCTGAGAGACTGTAACTTTGAAGTGCTGATGCCATTAGACCGCCACAAAGTTGTCTTCAGGATAACGAGTGGACTCCAATGCAATCGCATCAGAGAGCATTCCTCTAAACAAAGCATAAGCCTCATTAGAGTTTGTTCCACCATCTTCACCACGCTCAATCAAAGCACGAGCATACGCACTCTGAGCAACCAAATAGTCTAAGACCTTGACAGATGTGCCATCAGCAGACAAAGTAGCCTGTGGAATTGTAAGGTCAAACAACAGAGTAAAAGCACCAGAAGGAACTGGAAACAAGTCTACTTTGGTGTCTCCACTACCATCTACACCGCTAAAGCAGAACTCTGAAGGAATAGATTGAGAAGGCGCACCAAGGTTTAGTTTGCGGTTCATGTCCACAAACTCAATATTGCGAAGACCAATCAAACTTGTTGTGTTGATTGCATCATTAACACGAAACTTCTGCCCCGCACCTGTCAAAGCATAAGAACTTGTACCACTGGTAGTCGTTACTGTAATTGTTTGAGCAAGGCAATTCCAGTTGTAAGAGTCTTCAATCTGTCTCTTAGCATCGTTGACAAACTTGCCAATCAAAGAAGAATAGGTTGTTTCGCCAACAGTCGTTACTGTGCTTTCACGCAAGCGAACTAGCACATCGTTAACAAGTTCTAAGTAGGTCATGTTCGTTGCGCTCCTGAAACTTCAAATGTGGCGATAAAACTGAATGAACTACCCGCTTCAGTCGTAATTTGAATCTTATCGCCTTCTTCCAAAACGATATAAGCATTGCCATCAAATTGAAGGTATTGCTTAGAAGTAAAGTTGTATTCAGTCAGGATGTCGTAGGAAGTAGCGGCACTTGCATCATTCCACACCACAGTAATGTGTTTTGTCGATCCACCAGTATTGTGGATATACATGACAGTAAATTTGGCGTAATAACCCGTTGGTACTGTATAAACAGTAGTCAGCGTAGCGGCTGTAGGTTCAACTCCAACGGATACAGGTCTCATTTATTCCTCTTAGAGATCGCCTTAGCCTTAGCCTTAGCGTCTTCCTTGGACGTTGCGCCCCAAGCTCTAAGAGATAATAGGAGTCGGGTAGGCTTCCCATTCGTGCTAAAAAGGATGCCCTACGAGGGTTATCTCCCGACTTTACTGGTGGTTTTAAATTACCACCCGTTTCTGCATTATACGATGCTCTTCCCTTGGCATTCAAGCCCCCCTTGGGGTTTTTTCCTTCTTTTGTTTGCCAAGCAGGAGATTTCATTTCTTCTTTGCGGTCTTAGCCGCAGCCTTAAATGCCGCCTCAGTAGGAGCACCCTTAGAGCCAACCTTACGCATCTTTTCTTTAGAACCAGCTTTGATGCGTTCTCTCTTTGCTGCGATGTTGCTATAAAGACCTTGTTTCATTTCTTCTTCCTCTTAGATTCTGAAATGGCAATGGCAATCGCTTGTTTAGGATTCTTCACCACAGGGCCTTTTTTGCCAGAGTGGAGAGTTCCTTCCTTAAACTCACGCATTACCTTCCTGATCTTAGTGGCG